TCGTGAATGGTTGCTTGAGAATGCCGATTGGGCAGGTTCTTATTTGTATGCTCGCTGAAAAATGAGACAACTATTCTTACTTCTACCTCTCACATTTCTTTCTGTTCCGGTGCAAGCACAACAAGTGAATAACTTTGCAGTCTGCACTCAAAATCAGGAAGTCTATCGACCCGGTGGATATGACCAATATGGTAATTATGTTCCTGGTGGTGTGAGTGTTCAAACTTATAATGTTCCGTGCAATGGTGTAGTAAATCAGTATTATGGGAGTGGTGGCGGATATTATGGTAGGGCAACTAATCCAAACTGTAATCCTACAAGAACTGTATTAGGTGCCGTACTTGGTGGTGCAATTGGTCGTGCTGCTGCCATGAATTATCCACGAAACTATGGATGGGCAACTGCATTGGGTGCATCACTTGGAGGACTCACATTCGCTTGTTAAAATGACAACAACTGACAAACTGATCTTCATTTCTTCGTTCATTTGGTTTTTGCACTGGGGTTCATGTCTTACATTACGACTTCTGGATACGGTTATTCTAAACGCCTCTGTGAGGACATTACCGTTTGGTTTCTGAATAAGTTTCTTCCACGACACAAGATTGAGGTTGAGATTCTTCATCGTGGATTGAAACGCGAAGGAGTTTATGGTTACTGTGATTATGTGGGAGAATCTTATCGTCCCCGTGAGTTCTTGATTGAACTTCAGACTCATATGAATGAGGAGTTGTATATAAAAACTCTTTTTCATGAACTGGTCCATCTGAGGCAGTGGGTAGTAGGTTCCCTGCAGTTCCGTCGTGGAAAAATGTTTTATTGTAAAGAACCAGTGGAATTTTATGCTTATGAGGATCAACCACACGAAATTGAGGCACGGGAACAGGAAGAAACGCTATATGTGGAGTACCTAATTGATAAACAAGGTGTACCAGTCCCCAAAGTGGCACAGTGGTTCCCGAACCGCCTGCTGCGAGCAGTATAATTACAAGGTAATCAAGGGAACACACCCATGACCCTGCCCTCCTACAGTGCAATCTCCTTCCGATCTCAAGAGGAGCACGAAGCGGCACTCTACGATGCCTGCCTGCTGATTGTCAATACTTACAATCAGACTGATATGCTTGATGGTTTTGACCCTTACGGTGTGACTTCTTATGATTTTATGAAGTTTGCCCGGCACATTCTCAATCAACTCGCCAACTGAAATGACTGCAACCGCATTTTCTAAAGAATTCATCAATCATTTCATTGATTATGTGATGTCGTTCTATGGTCCTGGTGAATTGTATCCTATCGCCGGAATCAATCGTACTGTGGTTCGTAAGGCAACTAATGACATTATCAGGATTGCCAGAATCAAAGGGCAAGGGTTCTGTGGTGATAGTTTTGACCGCGAACTTGTGCGTGATCTTCTGATTGACAAATACAAACTCACTCTTAACTGAAATGGCACTCTCTCATCAAACAATTAACAAACTGGCATCGGCACTGGTTCCTGAGGTGATTGATTACATCTATCAGGATGAGCGTTGGTGTGAATTTATGCACGAAGTCATTCCTGATGCTCTTCAGGAACAACTTGGAGAAATTGACGAGGAGTTGAAATTTGAACTTGCTATATGTATAATGGATCGTATCTGTTTCAAACAAGAATGAACATGACAGAAACACAGGTAAATCTAAATGTGCATGAGATTGGTATTATCCTCTCTGCACTTCAAAATCTAGAGAATATTGACGAAATTCATATTGCCAGAGACTATGGAAGTGTGTCAGCACTCTATAACAAACTCTATTCTGTGATGGAGCGGATGGACAGTTCGCAAACTGGACTACGGTACGACCTGACGCCCTCCTTCTGACCTATAATAACAAGGTAATCAACGGAGCACCCCATGCAACTCACTTCTACCACCGGCACGATGGTTGTGGATTATTTTCCCGTTGCCGGTGATACTCAGTTTATCTACAAGGTGCTGAAGTTTCAAGGTGTGGATACAATGAGCACCAAGTGTATCACCAAACGTGACTTTGAGCGTGAGTGTGAAGAGCGTATTGGTCTGGGTTATAATGTGACCGGTTTCAATACCGAATCGGTGAATGTCAATCCTATGGCAGGAGCGTGCTGATGAAACCAACTTACATCTATCTTGCATTCATTGCGATTCTGGGTTGGAATGCATTTCTAATTCAGCGTGATACAAAACTGTTTAAGGCATATGACACTAAATGTGCCGAAATCTCACACGCTCATTCCCGTTGCCATCTTTCCAAATGAACGATTCCGACATTTCCCAGTTTATTAATTCTTTTGAGGACTTTATGAATCACGCTCAGGTAGAGGAGTTGCACTATCAGGTAAGACAAGCAGCAGAGGATTATGCTCAGATGTTCTATGAACGCAAAGCTGCCGAACTTGAGATTACTGTCGATTATTACATTCAGGAGTTTATTTGATGAATGAAAAAACAAAATTGATTCTTGCTCTACAGCAAACTGAGAACATTTATAATCTACTACAGGGCAATCAATTTGCTGGTTTCTTTGCTTCTCATCTATTGCCTATTAAGTATGAAATTGAAAGGCAAATCCATTGCTTGACAAACACAAATAAATAATAATACCTGCGTTGGGTGACACTTTCCAGGTAAGAAAGGAGGCAGAAATGCCTCCTTTATCATATAAATATTATGTCACTCAACAGCAGAGTAGTTATGCCTTCAACAGGTAAAGTTTACTGTGCTCATTGCATTTTTACAGGAAAAAAATACATTGGGCAAACTGTAAAAAATAATCTTAATTTGAGAATCAATGAGCACTTTATGGATTGTAAGAGATACAATCATAAGTTTGCGAATGCTCTTAAGAAATATGGAAAAGAGGGATTTATTTGGGGAATTGTAGAGGAATGTAATTTATCTACTTTAGATGATAGAGAGATACATTGGATTTCCAAATACAAAACTGTAGAAAATGGGTATAATCTTTCTCCTGGAGGTGGTCAACCATCAGAATATTTCTGTAAAGAATATTTGGTAGAAACGCCATCTGGTGAAAGAATAAAAATTCTAAATTTATCAAAGTATTGTAGAAACAATCATCTTAATGTAGGACATCTTCATGAAACTCTTTATGGAAAAAGAATTCAACATAAAGGATATAAACTTATACCAAGAAATGATGAAGAAATTAAAAGATATGAAAATGAAAGAAAAGTAAGAGAAGATACAAGTAGAAAAGGTCTTAAAGGGGAAAGAAACGGGAGAGCGATCCTTAACTGGAATAAAGTTGAACAAATACGTCAAATGCACTCTTCTAAAAAATATAAAAATCAAGAAATATCAAATATATTTGGTATTAAACTTGGAACACTTGAAAAGATAGTATCAAATAAACTATGGACAGTTTAATTTCCGCACACTTGACTTTTGAATAAAAACCTCCTATGATATCAATGTTAAACACAAGAGGTCAATGAAGTACTTGTATTTGGTGGATCATTTTATTCCAGCACCTTTTTCTGATGGTGGACTTTGGAATGTTCTTGCAGAAGATGATAATGAATGTTTTGAGTTGATTGCTGCAGAAGATAATGAACTTAATCTAAACCATTATCCAAAATTAAAAAAGAATATTCTCAAAGCACAAAAGTTCGCACTACAAGATGAATATGAGTCTGGTATTCTGGAGGCATTTACCACATGACACAACTTTATCGTATTGAAGAAATGTTTACAAATGGTTGGGCACTGATTGATGAATCGGCATCTAATCTTACAAAAGAAGAATGCGATCAAAAACTTCAATCATATCTTGCCCTAGGGCATAATCCCCAGTTTCTTCGTGCTGTTCCTGATGTTACTACAGATTGAGTTTCCACACAAACCACCCACAAAAGAGTATTCTTATGAGTACGAACAGTTCAATACAAGAATCATTCGTATTTGGTTGTGTTGTACTCGTAAGTTTGATTATAATCTTGGTGCTCCTACCAAAACAGTATGGGGTTTCTATTCTCCAAAGAAAAAAGAATACTATGCCCCCGTAAATTCAAAGACAATCGGCACACAAGTCAATATAGGTAATACTACTCCTTATTCGGCAATGATACCGAAGAAAACATCACTGGAAATGTGCTTTGTATGATGATATTTGCCAAGGATCTGTCAGTCAAATATAAAGAACATATGGGAGTCGTAAGATTTATTTCAAGTCAGTATATTACGATCTGTGTTAAAACTTATGATCATAAATCCAGAGATGTTTGTATGCTAGTGTATCCTGACAAGTGGGATAGTATTGAAATTATCGGAGACTATGAAACAGAAGTAAAGTAATTATTCTAATCATAGTACCATAAGAAACCTTTGTATGTGTATTTGTTGGGATTACGCAAACTCTTTAACAAACCACTTCCGTTACTTCCATCACCTATTTGTCGTATTGCCTCACTAATGCTTTCATAATAAACTTCAACGTGAGTTACTTTATGTACTCCTTTGACTGAACGCTTATGAGTCTTTGTATCCAATACTTTCCATCTGTATCCATAGTAAGTATTACCTTTCTTGGCTGCATTTAATACGTTACTATTTCTTTTTTTATCTCCTGTAATTTCTAATGCTGCCGCACGGGCATTCTCCCATTCCTTAACTTCACCGGTTTCAATATGTGTACCCTGAACTCTGATACTTAAACATTTACCGGTTGATCTTTCTTCTGGGCGAATCTGTCTCCAGGTTGATTTCTTTTCTTTTACTATGGCAACAGGTTCTTCAATAATAGGTTCTGGTTCTGGTTCTGGTTTCTTTTTAGGTAGAGGATCATTATATTCTGGTTTATATTGTTCAAACCAATAAATTACCTTATCCTCAAGATTATTTTCATCACATTCATCAATCTGTTTAATCATGAACTTGTGTAGTCCATATTGACGGAATGCTCTGTGTATAAGTTGAGTGGACATTTTATTTGATGCCAGAATGTGATTCTGCCATTCCTTATTCATTGATAGTGTGGTTGAATTCAGGTACTTGTGCCCGGTTTCTTTGTTGATGATGATGTATACTATACCCTGTGCCATATGTGGTGTATTGCAAAGAACGATTATAGTATTGTATGTATGTTATTATAGTATTGCAAAGAACGACTATAGTATTGTGTGTATACTCTTTTATTATGATTTGCTTATATTACTGATAGTGTTGTGGAAAAAGTTGTGGAATACTTATAAATATTCTTTCTTGTTAATTAAATACTTTAGAATGCTTATAAATGCTTCTGGTTCTTGTAATTAAATGCCCGATCTTATAATTTAATGCCCGATCTTATAATTTAATGCCCGATCTTATAATTTAATGCCCGATCTTATAGCAAGTAAAGCGAGCATACCATAAGACTCGCAGTTTGTCAAGCCCCACCCCCGCAAAAATACTCTGAGACCCACATAAGACTGCTCAGGGACTTGACAATCCTTAGAATCTAGTCTAGAATATCAGCAAATCTAGACGAGACCCACACAAATCTCGACGAGAATGCATATATACTATCACATTCTCGTCGAGACATCATACTTGCATCTCGTCGAGATCTGTGCTATACTATCAACGTTCATACAATCTCGACGAGCTTATGTACGACGACTACGATCTCGACTATACATACACAAATGATTATGTTGATCTAGACGAGTATTATACATCAGATCTAGATCTAGATGAGGACTATGCACGAGATGCACATGATTACGAATCACTTGCATATCGTCACTATGCATGATATAATACCATAACAACGCACATGAGTCCTATGTCAATCGCACAGAAGCGTCTAGTACGTGTCACGCTAGATATTGAATGTTATGATGATTTAGATATAGAGAATATGAACTGGAAAGAGTTACTAGAACTCGAAGGCGGCGAAGAAGTTCATTCTAGCATCAAAGATCTAGGTGATATCTATTAATGTGACACTTACATAACTGGCACAGGCATTATACTATTGATATAATGCCTCCGTTATATTATAATATTTTATGGCAGGAGGAGTGGCGATGTATTGTCGTCGGCAGGGATACCTCTCCCCTCATCAGATTGTCCTTATAAGATAGCAGAAGATCCTCCAGCGTGGTAAGACCCTGTGCCAGTTCTTCAAGTGGCACAGAGGGGCACACAGAGGGGTCTGGTGAGGTTATATTGGTTTCGTACCTGAGAAACCCACCAAATGCAAACCACCTATCGTGTCATCGGTTTCGGTAAGACTGAACACGGTTTCTTTAATGAATTCGCATTCACTTCCACAATTGGTTATGCTTGCGGAATCTATGATGCTCATCTTCAGGACCCCGAAATGGATGGTGCCGTGATCATCCGGGTGAATCATGAAACCTGGGAAGTGATTCAAGAATTCAGTGCCTATCCTGTGTCCGTTGTTTATGGTCCGCTGGGCACATTTAAAGTCGAAAAGTCACCTGAATGGGTGATGGTGTGACAGTCTGAGAACTGGCACACACCCCCTAGACAACTGCCTCAAATCCTGTTAAATTACATTCGTACCTGAGAAAACCACCATGTCCGTGACCTTCACCGAGAACTACAAAGAAGTGTTTGCTGCTGAGACTGTTGAGTTCATCGACGGTCTGCTGGAGGACAACTATGCTCTGGATGACATTCTGGAGTTCGTTGATCAATACTCCGAACACGATCTTGTTTCCTATTACGTTGAGTATGTGGAGCAAGGTGAGAATCTGGGTTATGATGTTGTGGACGCATTCGTAGGTTATCACGACATCTCTTATGTTGAGTACAGTGCTGAAGCATACCGTGGAACTTATGATTCTGAGGCAGACTTTGCTGAGGAATTCACTAATGAAATCTACGGTGATGTTCCTTCGTATGTGGTGGTAGATTGGCAGGCAACGTGGGATCAGAATCTCCGTCATGATTTTGATTTCGTGGATGGGTTCGTGTTTCATAGTAACTTCTAAATAAAATCTCGACGAGATTGTGTGTTATCATTCAATCTCGACGAGATACACATAACATAATACATCTAGACGAGATACACATAACATAATACATCTAGACGAGATACACATAACATATGAGGAATGGGTTTGCCTCAGCATTCAGTAAAGTTACCCTGCGAGAGTTAGTCATATAACATACGATATAGTGGGTGCTTGAGGCAGGGAGTGGTGTCCCTGCCTTTTTTTATATAAATAAAACTACATTGAATTCTACATAAGCTCTTGAACTCTTCCTACGGGACCAAGAGGTAACAATCTTATAAAGAATTAATATAATATAAATCAACATTATAATATAAATGAGGGAGTTAGAACACGGTCTCCGGCATAATAAAATCGTTAGATGATACTCTCATCTAGAAAGGAAACAAGCGATACAATCTATTAAAAAGCAGGACGATTCCTGATAAGATCTTGTATTTGAATCTTATCACTTAGGAGTCATATTCTTGTGCCAGTTGGAGAAGTGGCACAAGACCCCTTGTGTTCGTGCGGATCCCGTGCCATACTACATTCGTGGTTGAGGAATTCTCTACACTTACCCTCCCACCCCATTTATTATCATGAAAACCGCTAATTCATTCTACTGGACTTTCGTTGACACCCTGATCATTAATCTTGCAACTATTGCAGCAATTGTGGTTGGTGTGTGTCAGTTTCTCATTCGTGCTTATAATGAGAACAACGGACCCGAAAAGGCACGTAAGGTGATTCAAACCGTGCTGCGGTTCGTTGATACTATCGTGACATATCTTCAGGCACAATTGAATACTGATGTGCCAGTCGTGAAAGTGGCACAGAAAACCACCAAACGCCGCTGAACTCCTGCTACATTACATTCGTACCTGAGACACCTCATGTCCTACACTCAATTCGTTGCCACTGCTTCCCTTACTGTTTGTGAAGGATTCAATCTTCAATCTTATCTGGATGCTATCTCCGAACGTAGCGTAAAGGAAGACAACTTCATGATGGAACATTATGGTGAAGTGGATGGAAAGATTGACATTGACTTTGAGGATTATGTGCGTCAATCTGATGGAAACATTCTGATTGAATGTGACACTGAAGAAAACAATAATAACAGTGAGGTTTGGGATTGGTTGATTGACCAATTCATTCCAGTGATGAATTCTCAGTTCGTACAGATTAAATCTGCAACGATTGATAGTCGGGATGGAGTTGACATTGGATTCTCACTCTACGATAAGATGGGTAAGGTTGTTGATCTTACTGAAATCATGGAAGTCTATCAGAAGACTGTGACGCCCTGAGAACTGGCACAAGGGGGGTTGCAATGCCCCCCGATCCGTTCTACATTACATTCGTTCCTGAGAAAACCACCATGTTTGATGAACTCTGGTCTGAGATTGCTGATGCTCCCGGTGAAATCTTCGACATTCCCGAACTTCGTGATCTTGATGATGAGAACAAGTTTAATGTGAATGAATACCTTGCCGCTGATTACGATTACTGAAATGACACCTGACACTTACAACTTTACTGGCGACTCTGTGACAGTTCTCGGACTGGTCGGAGTGATCTCCACTGGCATCATCCTGGTGCTATGCTTCACTCGTTACTTCAATTCTCCTCTGAGGAAATGACTGACACACTCAAAGAGTATCATTTCACGGATGAACAAATCGACTTCCTGATGCGAATTGTGCGAAACAATGCACAGTTTGAGGATGGTGAAGATCGTGAGTTCATGGAAGAACTTGCGAATCAAATCGAAGACCAAATCGTTAATCACCCCACGAACGACTGATGTACCGCACCCTCTCCAACCTTCGTGATAGCGTCAATCGCATGATTGAGCAACAAGGTGAGAACGCACCTGTTGCTGCGTTTGTATTCACCAAAGAGGATGTGTTCTTTTATCCCGAAGATGAAAATGGGATTGAGGATCTTGATACTCAAGAACATCTGAATAGTGATGACACTGATGAGGTGTTACTTGAACTTGGTTCGTGTGACTACATATACGAACAAGTTTTTGAGATTATTGGCGACGAAGTTCGTCGTGTTCGTAACAAAGTTTCTGCCTGAATCATGACACTCACTCCTGAACAGATTTCTGAGATTGTTGAAAAGTATTGTGATCGTGTCGTAGATGAAATGGACAAGAAAACAATGGAGCAGATGGTTTATGAAATGCTAGTTGATTCTTTCGCTCATGAATCTGAGAATGACATGGAATCTCTTATCACCTCAATCTATGGTGAGGAATACTATCAAGAACTGGTGGAGAGTGTGACAGTTTAGTAAGTGGCACACTGGGGTTGCGGTTCGTGCTTCCCCCTGTTATCTTTAATTCATACCAAGCAACCCCACCGATGCGTAAGATCGAACGCCAAATGAACGATGCCATCACCAATGCCAAGAATTGGTGCTCTGGTAACACTCAAGTGTGTTGGGATGGTGCTGCACAAGTTGCAGAAGTGTTCCTGCACGGTAATCTGATTGCTAAGATTGGTTCGTGCTGGATTCAACTTTTCGACGGTGATCATCAGTCTAACACTACCAAATCCCGCCTGAATGCTATTCTCACTGTTCATGGAATTGACGGTGAGCGTGTCTTTCAGCAGAACTTTAACTGGTTCGTGACTGTACCGAATGGCGGTGCAATTCCTTTCTTTAGTGGTATGCGTCTCAACTGAAATGACTTATCAAATCACAAAAGAAATCCGTATTCTTCATGAGCAAGATCTC